AACTCTTCAATCCGCTCTCAGTTGAAACCCACTCCATTAACTACCGAAATTTATAACTTGATTTTTCTTAAATTTTAAAGTATATTTTTAATATATTATTCTTTTATAAAGGGGGCAATATGTTAGATATGTATAATAAAACAACTGGAAAATTAACATTCAAACTTGAGGGAGAAAACGAGTTAAATGTAAGAAATTTTAGTGAAATGTTAATAGGAACTGAAAATATATTAAAAAAAATAACAAATGTCACTAAGGATAACACTTCTTTAGAATTGAAGATAGTTGCTATAAAAGAAGGAAGTTTTGAGTTCGATTTACTCGCTATTTTAGGTACATTACCTGAATTATTTCAAGGAATAATTACAGCATATGATTTAATAGAATCTTTTTTAGAATGGATTTATTTTAAAAATTGGTTAAAAGGAGAGGAAATAAAAGAGATGGTTAGTAATGAAAATAATGTTATCGTTAATAAAGTAGATGGCACTAATAATACCATTACAAATAATATAAATATAAATATATTTAAAGATGATAAAAAAATAGAAGATATAGATAAACTATTTGTAGCACTTGGAAATTCTATTCCAAATGGTAGAAATTTAACTCTTAAAACAAATGATAAGACACATGATTATCCTTCTAGTATTAAAGAAAACTTAGAGGCTCCTATAAAAATAAAACCTCAGGAAGATGAGAGAATAGAAACAAGTGTTATCACAAGAGAAGTTATAATAAAAAAACCTGATTTTGAAATGAAATCTAAATGGCAAATATACATACATAATAAATTATATCATGTTGATATAAGTGATGAGGTATTTAAAGAATTTGTTATATCTGGTAGATTCTCAGCACATAATGGAACAAAATTAAGAGTAGATTTAGAAGAAGTTATTAAATATAATTCTAAAAATGAAATAATAAACTTAGATTACACCAACATATTGAAAGTCTATAATGACGAAACTAACTTAAGAATTCTGTAAAAAAAGGGTAGGATTTTTTCCTACCCATTTCTTCTATTACAATTTAGTAGATGATCATAAATCTTTTGATAATCTGCTTCTACCTTATCTCCTAACTTGGATATCATTGCTTTTATTTCATTTTTTTGTTTTTCAGAGCTGTTTTTTATTTCTTCAAGTTGCTTGTCTAATTTTTCTTGATCTATATAATATGTTTCCTTTTTTAATCTTTTGTTAATTTGTCTCATTAGATAATTATGATAGCCTAAGATAACTCCACCAACTGTAATTAAAGATGTTCCAAGCATTCCTAATAACGTTAAAGTGATTTCTAATTCCATTAATCCTCCTTGTATGCAAACATCCCAAATGTTCTAACAGCTCTATACATTAACTGTCTTTTGAAAAAGCCGACCCCTTGTTCTTTCATAACTGCTAAAAATACTTTATCTGCTTCCTTTCTACTTACTCCCAAATTATGACCATTTCTATATAACCAATCATGAATAACGGCTGCTTTTGTATGATCCCCATAAGTATTAATAACATTCCTGAAAATCCTAGGTACACTAGCTAAATCACACTTAAAACCTGCAGGTATATGAATTAATTTTTCTCCTATCATGTATCTATAATCTTTTTCTAAAATAAAATCTTTTCCATCATAATATTTTAAATTAAATTCATCTAGTTCTGGCATGATAACCCTCCATTATCTTTTAAATTGAATATTATCCGCTGTTCCTAATTGAAAATGGACTAAATCTTTTTGTTTCCAATTTCCACCCCAAACTATTCCATATTTATCAATAAGACCTTTAGTTTTGGCAATATCATAAATAGCTTTATAATATCTATAATCCCACTTAGCAACAGTTTTTTCTCTTACTTCTCCAGTTTTCTTATCTGTGTATTTTTCTTTCTCCAAAACTGCTATATCAACAGCATAACCATATCCATCTGATTTCATTTGATGTTTTGATTTTAATTTATATCCATCGCACCAACTAACTTTACTTAGTTTATTCCCATTGCTATCATATAAAAGAGATCTTCCTTTTTGATATTCATAACTTTGTTCTTGAGCAGTTCTTACTCCACATGTAACTTTAAAATCATATTGTGACTCTTTTATAAGTTCTTTAATAAAATTTACAACATTTGGATGAACTCCATTTAATTTTTCTAAACTATTTTCAGATAAAACAAACATATATACCTCCTTCTTTAAAATCACCTTACGATACTTAGCTAATATTTTTAGAGATAGATGTAAAATCTATCATTATTTTTTAATTCCATTCTATTTTTTCTAAATCTTCAACTGTCTTGGCTTTTTCAATTTCAATAAATATTGCTGTATACTTATTTTGAGCAGTTATAACTTTTAAAATCCATTTAAGATATACTTGATTTATATCCCCTAAACTTATATCAGCTACAGAGTTGTCTTGAAGTCTCCATTTTGTATTTAAAGATTTTAAGAACTCTTTTAATTTTCCTGATTTCATCACATTTTTTAACTTTTCTTCTAAATCTGGAGTAACAGTAATTTCCAAATCACGTAAAGCTTCTTTTAAAATTTCTATATCTGTTGTTTCTGAAGCTATGTCTAATGCTATTTTTACTCTTATAAAATTTATTTCATCATAGTCACGCATTTGAAAAACTTTCCCTTTATATTCAAAACTTCCAAATAATTTTTCTAGTAAGATAGCTTGAAACTTATGTTTAAAAGTTTTCTTTACTCCATTCATATCAATATCCCATTCATGAGAAACTGAATTCCAAGTATGATATGATGTTGGTTGAGGTACAGTTATAAGTTTTTTATTCTCTATGTACTCACCTTGATTTAATTGAATTTCTATTCCTTCTTCAATCAACTCTTGTCTTGTCATCTCTCTTATTGTATTAGTTGAAGAATCATAAGTTGCATTTTTAAATGCTTCGTTTCTTTCAACAACTATATAATTATTTGGATCTAACTCAGGATAATCTAAAAATAAATTATTATCCATAAAGTTTTTTACTTCATCAGCAGTTAAATTTACAGTAAATTCTATTCCTGCTCTTTTTTGTTTTTGATATATATAAAACATTTTTTCTCCTTTCAATTCTATAAAATATATTATTTTTCTAAAATATTCCTAACTTCTTTCTTTGTAAGATAAGTGAGTTTCTTATCTCTACAGGACTTGCTTTTTGTATATAATGCTTACTTGTAACTGTACTACTAACATGATTTGCATAGCTAGAAGCAAGCCCTAATCCTCCCAAATTATTTATAAGATTTATTGATGTTTTCCTAAGTGTATGAGGATATAAATCAGAAATATCCAAAATTAATCCCATTTTCTTTACTCTTTGCCTTATAGCTCCTTGGCTCATTTTTCTATACTCATTCCCATATTTTGTTATGAATAGCCATTCTGAATCTATCCCTTTTTCTATTCTTGTATTTATCCACTCTTGTAGTAATTCTTTGCATTTATCAAAAAAGAATACATTTACAATATATCCCTCCTTTTCTCTAACTTCTTCAAAGAAACCTTCATCTAATCTAAGTTGCTCAATTTTTAAATTCTGAATAGCACTTATTCTGCAAGCACTATCCAAAAATAATTCCCATAATATTTGGTCCTGGATATCATATTTCTTATTTTGAAATTTCATAACAAGCCTAACTGTTAATATCTGCTCAGCATTTAAAAAGTAGCTTTTTCTAATTTTATCTTTATCTGTAAACTTCAACTTATCTAGTTTATCTGTGAAAGGATGAAATTTTATTTTATTTCTTCTCACACACCAGGAATAAAAACTACTAATTGCAGTAACTTTATTCATCAAAGTTCTTTTACTGTTACCCTTACTTCTACAATAATTACGATATTTTTCTATTATTGAGGGCATATCCTTCAAAGTATCTTTTCCTAACAAAGCCTTATTTTTATAAGTATCTTCTAACCAAATTAGAAACAACTTAAAATTATTAATATAAGTTTTGTAAGTTGTATTCCATGTATCCCAGTTATTTGCCTTACAACTTTCTAAATACTTCAAATAAATTTCACTATTTTCTTTTTTGAATTTCCTTAACATTATTTCTTCCATAATGCACCTCCTAAAATTGTTAGGTACATTATATAAAGTAAAAGTGAATAGATTGGAAAATCT